GCCCTCGTAAGTTCTTCCTCTTTCAAGTCAAAGGCTCTTTCGGCCTCGGTGTCGGAGGTTGGGGAAAGGGGGTTGACTGGAGATTTTGAGTCCATCTCCTTGTCGACCATTGGTTGTTCCTCCTCCTGCTCTGGCACTTGTTTAGGGTCGTAGGATGGTAACACATTCAGCCACCCATAATCTCGGTTTTCTGTTCTCCTAAACGTACTCGTGTGCCTGTTGTAGCGTTGTGCCTCAACATCAGATTCATCCACAGTGACAGATATGGACCCAAATTCCATCCTTTTATCTGTATATCCTCCATAAGACACAACATAGTTGTACTTGTCAGACTTCATGGTCTTAGGTGCCATGAGGTAAAACTTGGGGTCAGCACCCCGAGCTTTAACATGGAAGGATATCACAGCGTCTCTTTCAACTATCTGTCCATCAGTGAATTTGCAGCCGTTCAGTTCCAAATCTTCATGGCCTGGACGCCAGGTGTTAGTTCCTAGAAGATTGGTTATATCACAGCCGACGTAGTTGCCTACGCCCCAGTAATCCCCGCTTTGGTTTTGGTAGGCTATCAAGCCTATCCAATATCCGTCTCTGTTTCCTCCAATGTGGTCCACTGATTGTAGACCCTCGCAAGAAATATTAACGCTATACTCTCCAGCGGGTATAGGAAATATGAATGCTGCTTGCGCTTGGACGCTGTTGTTGGAGTTCCACCATGCCTTAACGGTTCTTTGCTCAGAAGTTTCGTTTTCGATGTACTGAAAAGACTGATCATTCATTGCCTTGACGGCAATACTATCCGAACTCTCCCTAGTTTGTATGACAACATAGGGCGTTCCTACGTACTCGAAAAACCGTTTGTGTTGAGGCTCTGGTGTTGGCTGCGGATCAGGTTTAGGCTCTGGTTGGGGTTGGGGTGAAGGCTCTGGTGTTGAGGAGTCTACCTATTTGGGAGTCATGTTGGCAACGCGTATTGTAATGATGAATTGCCCTGCGGTATCAGATGTACTACCATTTGCCTTGTATAGCATGTAAAATTGGTTCACCGTGCTCTCCCTGAATTCCTTCCCGTCAATCTGTTGGGCGGTGAAGTTTTTGGTTGCTGATTTTGAGAGGGTGAATGAGTTAATGTAGCTACCCAAGGTTGATTGTGAGCACGAAGTGTCGAGTTCAATAAACATTGCGCCGACTGTAGAGGCGGACGCGTGTGACTTAAACTCAACCTTGACGTTTGTGATCTTGTAACGGTGGTAGGACTTGAGTATTCCACCTGAAAGCGCTGGGCATTGCGAAAGGTCGGGACCGAACTTGATTGTCCCTGAGGAGTTGGCCTTAAGGTCGTTGACTGAGAATACGAATACCTCAGTCCTGCCTGCTGGTCCAGATATAAGATTTGCCCCTCCTCCTCTTGTGCGTCGACGAGTTCTTCGTTTTGGTCCGGCTCGATTGGATTGGACCACAACCATTCTCCGAACTGCGCCAGCGCGCCTTGCTCTCCTTGGGCCATTTCTCCTGCGGTTATTTCTACGGCCTACTGAATTCATTCACCACCTCTCTAGTGGTGTCAGAAACTTTATTGTAGATAAAGTAAGAGAGAGCTAATGTACAGGGTATAGAAACTATAAACCCTATTCCAAACCCAGCTAAGATTTGATAATTAATAGTCGTATTGTGAGTGGTTTTCCGGTATGGAAAGTAGTATTGATTGCAGATGTGGAGTAGTCACCTTCACACTCTGGAGTTGGGCACTCACCGTAAGATTGTCGTAGTACCGCTCGACAATTTGTTGTATCTTAGGGTCAACTCCGAATGATTCCCAGTAGGACATCCTACTATGATTGGTGATAGGTGTGTCTTCAAAGGTACGTCTACCTTGTAGTCTCTCATCTGTTCCATACGAAATGACGTTCTTAATGAATTTCACTCACTTTCTTGTACCCTGAGCTTCTATATAGGCATTTATAGAAACTTTCAAGTATGGGTACTCCAGCGTTAAGCACCAAACCACACTGAGCCACAGCCGACATGTAACTTTTGACGTCGGATTGGTTGAGCATGCTCAGTAGAGTTGTGCTGTCTTTGCCTATGCTGTCGGGCCTTCTGACCATTCTGTATTTTCCATTAATAGAGACCGGTTTTGATTGGCAAAACTCCAATTGTTCCAATTCGTAAACTGGTTTTTCGGTCACCATGTTGAAACCATACTGGAGGAAGTGGTCGTACATGCCATCAAAGAGCTTCTCATTGGCTCTGTCTGTAATGATGACACAGTCGTCTCCATTGTTGCATAGTTCGGCTTCAACACCCAGCTTCTTGAAGTATGCGTGCATCATGCCGCACATTATGAGCTTGTTTCCCATGCTGGTATTAATGTCACCGGACATTCTGTGGCCTCTCACCTTGAATCTAAGCATTTTGTCCTCAACAAACATTTTGATGTTGTTGGATATCTGGTGTTCAAGTGCAAGAGCCAAATCGCTATCACCGAAGATTCCATTGTATATCCCGTGTTCCCACTTAAGCGCCTGCTCTGACACGTGTTGATCAAAGCGACTAGCATCCACGCCGATGGCGACGGGGCATGCAAACTTTTGCCACTTCTTGGCTATGATTCTTCCTTGCTTGAAGTTGTCATAGCCAGAAAGCACAGTGGGGGATCCGAACACACTATCGATAGCGTGCATGATCTTCTTCTCGTTGAATTTCAAACGAGTTCCTAGGATGATATTGTACCGCTTGCTGCGGGGGCAAATCAGCCGGGGGGCGATGTCCTTGGTCATCCAATGTTTTTCCTTCTTGAGGAAAGCTTGCACATTAGCATCCCTCTGTTGGTAGGGGGTTGTTTTCAAGGATGCAATGGCTTTGTGATACATGGCCCTCTTTCCTGCGCTATAACTGTTAGCCAGGAGTTGCGCTGGATATGTTTTACAGTATCCCACCTCGTCGATAATGGACTTCTGGAAGTAATCCATCGTATCAGTGAAAATGTCATGCTCAGGGCGGGGGGGGTAATTGGGTTTGCCCCCCTTTCCTACTGTAAAAACTCTTCTCTCCACTGCGACAAGCGCGTTGTGCAGGGAGGCATTTGGTGCCTTATATACTAAACCTAAGTGGGTTTGGCTAAGGTATCTAATACTACTACTAACCTTACGGAGCCGGGCTCCGTCTGTGACCGCAATCTCTGGCAGCCCGAGAATGGGAAATGGGCTCTCAAAACCAGAGGCGGTACAGAGCCCCTCTAAAAAACCGCAGAGTCAAGCACGTCCAT